CCTTCGGCGGCAAGACGTGGCAATGCGAGAGCGACCAAAGTTGGGCCGCAATCGACGGCTTTACGAAAATGCTTTGCGTCGAGGTGCCGCCGTATGAATGACAAACAACTAAACGCGCTTTTCATGGCGCAACTACTGCCCGCTATGCAGGCACAACCCGACCTCTACGGCGTGAAGCTGGCCCGCAATTTCCAGCAAACCCAGCAAGGCGCAGCGAGCGGCCCATACGTTTATTTCTTCAAGATCGGCGACCATCGTTACGGCCACGTCAAGCGCGCCGACGTGTGGAGCGATACCGCCGGGGCCTTTGTTCATACCGAGAGCCAGCGATACGAGACGACCTACCAATTCAGCGCATGGATTCCGCAGGCCCCTAAGGACGTGACAAGCCTTACCGAATCGGACATACTAAACGCCGTTTCGGGTATCATGCAAAGCGACGCGATCATTTCGGCGTTTCAAGCGCAAGAGGTCGGAATTCTTCGGGTAACGGATGTTCGAAACCCGTACATTGTGGATGAACGAGACAGATTCGAGGCGGTGCCTACGTTCGATATTGTTCTGACACACGAGAGAAAAACCGTTTCCACGATTCCGGCCGTGGTCACGTATGACGCAAATGTGAGCCGGGTCTAAGGGGTTTCAAATGGCTATTTCCTTCAAACGCTACGTCGATATTACTTCGGGCGTCGGCGGTGGCGCAGGGGTTCGCCTGCGCGACCTTATCTTGCGACTCTTTTCGTCGAATACTCTCGTACCTGCGAATACCATTATCGAAATGGATAACGCGACCGACGTTGGTACGTATTTCGGCACGACTTCGCCCGAGTACCTGCGCGCGGTTTTCTACTTTGGCTTTATCTCCAAGCTGATCACCGCCCCCAAGAAAATCTCGTTCTCGCGATACGCTCTCGCGGCGGCCGCTGGCCGAATCTATGGCGCGACGAAGGCTTTCGCCGTCTCCCAATTTACCGGGATCACGACCGGCTCTTTCAAGCTCACGATTGGGGCCTATACGGCCGACGTGACCGGCCTTAACTTCTCGTCGGCCGTGACCCTCTCGAACGTCGCCTCGACGCTGCAAACCGCGATCCGGGCCATTGTGGCCGGGGGTACGGATTGGACGAGCGCGACGGTCACGTACAACGCAACTGCGAACCGCTTCGAACTTGTTGGCGGCGTCGTTGGTGCCGAGGCCGTGGCGACTGCGGCGGCCGCTTCCGGCGTTGATGTTCGCTCGTTGCTCGGCTGGGACGCGACCGCGATTTTCTCCCCGGGTGTTGCGATCCAAACCCCGCTCAATGCGTTTATTTCGAGCGTGGGCGTTTCCGACAACTTTGGCTCGTTCGCCTTTATCGACCCCCTGAGCCAAGCCGACGTAGTTACGGTCGCCACGCAAAACGACACGTACAACGTGAAATTTCTTTACACGGTCGGCATTGCCCAAGCCGACGCGGCGGCCTATTACGGCGCGCTCTCGGGCCTCGGCGGCGTGGCGACAACCCTCTCGCCGATTGCTACCGAATACCCCGAGTTGCTCCCGTCGGCCATTCTGGCCTCGACTGCCTATTCGCGCCGCAACTCGGTACAAAACTATATGTACCAACAAGCGACCCTCACGCCGAGCGTGTCGGACGATACGACCGCGAACAGCATGGACGCTTCCCGCGTGAATTACTACGGGCGCACCCAAACGGCGGGCCAGTACATCGACTTTTATCAGCGCGGCATTATGATGGGCCTCGCGACTGATCCGGTCGATATGAACACGTACGCGAATGAAATGTGGTTCAAGGATGCGGCAGGCGCGGCGATTATGTCGCTCTTGCTCTCGCTGGCCCGCGTTTCGGCCAACTCGACCGGCCGTAGCCAGTTGCTCGCAATCCTGCAAAGCGTGATCGAGCAAGCGACCTTCAACGGTACGATTAGCGTCGGCAAGCCGTTGAACACCACGCAGAAACTTTATATCGGCAACCTGACCGGCGACGACCAAGCATGGCAGCAAGTGTTCCGGCTGGGTTATTGGGTCGATTGCGTGTTGCAAAACTATGTTACGACCGACGGCCGTACCGAATGGAAAGCGGTTTATACCCTGATCTATTCGAAAGACGATTGCATTCGCAAGGTCGAAGGCTCGCACGTTCTGATCTAAGCCCTTAACCTGATACCGGAGAAAACACCATGCAAGACATTAGCGTATTTGGCCTGCGAGTACAGGTTGTCGCCTCGCAAACCTTCCCCTCGGGGATCAACCTTACCCAATTCGCCGACGACGCCGACCCGTTCGACTCGCCGAGTATGCAGATTCGGGACAAGGCAATGGGCGTCAATGGCGACCTGATCACGTGGAGTAAGGCAAACCCGATTCCCGTTACTCTCAACGTCGTACCGAACGGCGAAGACGACAAGAATTTGTCGGTTTTGTTCGAAGCGAACCGCGTCGGTAAGGGGAAGCAAGGCGCGCGCGACGTTATCGCGATCACCGTCATTTACCCCGACGGCCGTACGTCGTCTTTCACTCAAGGCACCATTACCGACGGTATGCCGTCGAACAGTGCCACGAGCGCGGGCCGCCTCAAGACGAAGGCGTACGCTTTTGCCTTCGAAAACGTCAATCGCACTTAACCCAAGGCGCACAAAATGATCGAACCGAAAGAGATCACTATCGAGACGCAACGCGGCGAAAAGCGCGTTTATGTCTTGTCAAAATTCCCGGCCGTGCAAGGTCGCGAAATTATCGCCAAGTACCCGCTTTCGGCTATGCCCAAGCTCGGCGATTACGCGGTGAATGAAGAAACCATGCTCAAGCTGATGGCCTTCGTTGCCGTACCGCGTGCCGAGGGCGGCCCCCTGCCGCTCTCGACCCGTGGCCTCGTGGATAACCATGTGCCGGATTGGGAGACGCTCGCGCGTATCGAAATGGCGATGATGGAGTACAACGTAAGTTTTTTCGCGAACGGGAAAGGCTCGACTTTCTTAGAGGCTATCACCCTGAAAGCCCAAGCGTTCCTTTCCAAAACGTTGATGGATTTATCGGGGCAATCATCGCCGAAGGGAAAGCAACGCTAAACGAGTTGCGCACCGTCTATAGCGTCGAGGACGCCTTTAACATTTGGGAGGTAATCATGGTCACACGTTGGAATGAACACCTCGCCATTGAACACGCTAAGAAGCAAAAATGACGATCCTCGATACCTTCTTTATCCTGTTCGATTCGGACGCCTCGAAGCTCGACAAGGGCCTCGGGGATACCGAGAAGAAAGCCGACGGCCTAATCGACAAACTAAAGGGCGTCGATAAAGAGGGCACCAAGGCCGGGGCCAGCTTGTACGACTTGATCGGCAAGGGAGCGGGCCTCTTGGGCGTGGGCCTCTCGATAGGCGCGCTCGTGGCCGGGGTGAAATCCACGGCCGCAGCATACGACGAACTCGGCAAGCTGGCCGCGCGTTTCCGTTCGACGGCCGACGCCGTGGATGAATTCAGAGACGCCGCCGGTTTGCTGGGTATCAGCGAAGAAACGAGCGTCGGCGCGCTCAAGGCCCTAGATACCGCGATACAAGATACCTTCCTCGGCATGGGTCGAGCGAAAAAGGTATTCGAAGAAATGGGCATTACCGTTACCGACGCGCACGGCAAGATCAAGCCGACGACCGAGGTAATGACCGAACTCGCGGGCAAAATGAAAGACATGGAGAAGGGTACGCAAATTCGCGTAATGGAGCGCCTCGGCCTCGACCCGTCCATGCTGAAACTGTTTAACGCCGACCTCGTGGCCCTTCAAAAGCGAATGGCCGACGTTGATAAGGCGAGCGGCTTCAATCTCGACCAAGCGGTAAAGCGGTCGGCAGAATTCACGAAGGCGACGAAGGGCCTTACGCTCGAAGTTAATACCCTGAAAATGTATATCGAGAAACTGAGCGAAGGTTTCAAGATTGCGACAATGCCTTTCTTTACCGAGGCCCTCGGGGTTGCGACGAAGTACGTAAAAATGTTCGTCGATTTCCTGCTCAAGCATAACAAGTTCATGGAAGGCGTTTTTATCGCCATAGGCGGCGCGATTGCTTATTTCCTGATCCCTGCCGCGATCAATGGCGCGATTGCCGTGTGGGCCATGATTGCCCCGTTTGCGTTGATCGGTTTGGCCGTCGTCGCCGTGGGCGTGGCGTTCGCCTTGCTCTATGATGACATAATGAATTTTATCGAGGGCGGCGATTCCATGATCGGGCAAGTTGTCAATAAATGGCCTATCGTCGGCCAGATATTGAAAGCCCTCGGGGCCGAGTTCGTGTTTCTTTGGGACGTTGCGAAGGCCCTTTTTAATTTCCTCGTCGGCATGTTCGACGATCCGGCCGCCGCGTTCGAGAAATTCAAGTCGGACATTGCCGCCGGTATCGACGCGCTAATCGAACACTTCCCCGGTTTGAAAGAAGTCGTCGGCACCATTACCGACGCTTTCACGGCCGCAGGCGACACGATCACGGGCGTATGGGACGCGGTTGTGGCCGCGATCAAGGCCGCGATTGCCGTTGTCATGGATGGCATAAATACGGTCGTCTCGGCGTTCAACAAAGCGAAATCGTTTCTCGGCTTTGGCGGGGGCGATTCCGAGGGGCTGGCCGCCGGTAAAGGCGCGCTCGGGCAGGCTTCGGGCGCGGCCCTTGGTGCGCAGACCTCGAACAGTATCAGCAACACGACCAAGGGCGGCAAGCAAACGTCGGTACAGGTCGGCAAAGTCGAAGTGCATACGCAAGCGACCGACGCCCAAGGTATCAGCAAGGCCATAGGCGGCACCATGCAAACGCAAATGCGGCAGGCCGTGAATAACTTCGACGACGGGGTATTGGCATGAGTACGACCCCCACAAATGCGCAAGACGTTATCGCGGTCTTGACCTCGGATTTTACGCAGGTCTTCGCCAAGGCCCGGGCGGTTAAAGCTACGGTCATGCGTACGTCGAAGGCGATGGAACACCCGCTCGAAACGGGCGCAACCATTACCGACCATCGTATTATTTTGCCGGTCAATATCGAGCTTGCAATGATCCTTGCGAGCGAGGATTACGCGGCGGTCTATCAGCAAGTGCGCGACCTGTTCAAGCGCGGCGAATTGCTCACGGTTCAAACCCGCGTCGATTCGTTCCCGTCTATGCTGATTGAGAAAATGCCGCACGACGAAACGCCCGAAATGTTCGACGGCGTGGCCTTGGCCTTGTCGCTGAAAGAGGCGCAATTCGTGCAACCTCAATTCTCGGCCCTCAAGGTCGCCAAGCCGAAAGACTCGAACACCACGAACCGGGGCCAGCAACAACCGACCGAATCGCCCCCGGCGCGCAAATCGTCGGTACTCGGGAGCTTCTTCAAATGATCGACGTAGGTATCGCCGCCCTTCCGAATCAGTCGCTAACGATCCAACTCGACGAGCGACTCTACGTTATCGACTTGCGCGAGGCTAACGGCGTCATGGCGGCTTCAATCTCGCGCGATGGCGTGGCCCTCGTGTCGAATATCCGTGTCACTGCGGGCACCCCGCTTTTGCCCTACCGCTACCAAGAGTCGGGCAATTTCATTATGACGACCGACGGCGAGGCGATCCCCTATTGGGATCAATTCAACGTTACACAATTCCTCGTCTATCTAACCCCGGCCGAGCTTGCGGCCTATCGGGCGGCGTGATCATGGCAACGACCCCCGAACTCGACCCCCGCTTGCTGCGAATCGGTATCGAAATCAGCGGCCAGCTAAAGCTATACGAGGGCCTCGCCATGACGGCGAGCGGCACCAAGTACGCGAACGCGAACCAAAACGAATGCGAGGTGAAAATTACCAACCTCGACCAAGCGACGCGCGATTACCTCTTGACCGAGACAAGCCCATTCAACAAAAACAAGAAACGCAAAATCTTGACCGTGGAAGCGGGCCGCGTGAGTACCGGGTACGCCCTCGTCTTTCAGGGCGACATAACGAACGCCGTCGGCGCGCAACCGCCCGACATTACCTTGACCCTCAAGGCGGCCACGGGCGACCACGCGAAAGGCGAAATAATCGCAAGCTCGCAACCGGGCATCACGCCCATGCAAAACATCGCCTCGCGTGTTGCGCAGGATATGGGCTTGGCCCTGACCTTCCAAGCGAAGCCGAAACAAATCTCGAATTACTCTTTCACCGGGAGTAAGGTAAAACAGGTCGAACACCTCGGCGCAATGGGCCGGGTGAATGCCTATATCGACGACGCCGCGTTGATCGTGAAAGACTTTAACGCCCCGCTCGAAAAGCGCACGCGCGAACTTAATCTCGATACCGGCATGATCGGCATACCTGAATTCACCGAGCAAGGCATAAAAGTAAAAATGCTCTTTGACAATCAAACCGTACTCGGCGGCGGGATCAACATTACAAGCAAGCTCAACCCGGCGGCGAATGGCCTCTATACGGTCTTTAAGCTGGGGTTCGAACTCGCGAGCCGGGATACGCCCTTTTACTACATTGCGGAATGCACCCGCGCGGCGGGGGCTTGATCATGGCCGAACAACACGCGAACCCCTCACGCGACCCAGCCAACGACGACTCGTTGCTCGGCATGGCGCGGCAGGTACTCGACAAATTCTTGCAGCAAATCGACGATTGCTTGCCCGCCCGTGTGGTTTCCTACGACCGCACGGCAAACCGCGCAATGGTCGTGCCCTTGGTCAAGCTCTTGACGACCGATAACCGACAAGTCGGCCGCGCGCAAATCGCCGCCGTGCCGGTAATGCAATTCGGCGGTAACGGCGTCGCGCTCTCGTTCGACCTCAAGGCGGGCGACCTCGGATGGATCAAAGCCAATGACCGCGATATTTCGTTGATCCTGCAAGCCTACAAAGACAACGCCCCCAACACCCTACGCAAACACTCGTTTCAAGACGCCGTGTTTATCCCCGACGTAATGCACGGCCTCACGATTGCGGGCGAAGACGCGCATAACGCCGTCTTGCAGACTCTCGACGGGTCGGTTAAGGTCGCGATATGGCCCGACCGCGTTAAGATCACGGCGGGGGCCTTGGTGGCCGAAATAGGCCCTGCAAATATCACCTTGACCAACGGCGGGTCGGGTATGTCCATGACCTCGGCCGGAACAACTTTTACCGGGCACGTAGCCTTCCCCAACGGCGCGAGCGTGGGCGGTATCGAATTCGGCACCCACAAGCATACCGGCGTACAAACCGGCGGCGGCACCTCGGGAGGGCCTACAGCATGACAAGAGTAATCGCGGTCGATTCAAAGAACGACCTTTATATCGGCCCCGACGGGTCGCTCGCGATGGCGACCGCCCTCGACGCGGTTATGCAGGCCGCGCAGCAAGCCGCGCAAACGCAGTTTGCCGAAATGATTTACGCGGTTGATCAAGGGATACCCAATTTCGCGGCCGTGTGGAATGGCGCGGCGAACGTTTCGCAGTTTGAGGCGGCCTTGCGGCGTACGCTTTTGGCGGTCGAACACGTTACCGGCATTTCCGATTTATCGACCGAAGTAAGCGGCAACAAGCTATCATATGTCGCAACAATTGAAACCGATTACGGGCCGGGAGTGCTGAATGGCTGATTACCAATACCTCGACACGACGGGCGTTATCGTTCCTGACACGGCGACCATTCAAACCGAAGTCGAAAACGAGTACAAAGCCGTCTTTGGGCAAGACCTGATCACGACGCCCAACACCCCGCAAGGGGTCTTGATCACTGCCGAAGTGTCGGCGCGGTCAAACGTGCTTCTCAATAACGCGACCGTCGCGAATCAGATTAACCCTAACCTCGCGGGCGGCGTGTTCCTCGACGCTATTTGGGCACTCACGGGCGGCTCGCGGCTCGCTGCGACATATTCGGTTGTCCCGGGCGTGCATTTGCTCGGCTTGCCCGGTACGGTCGTGCCCGCAGGCTCGCAAGCGGCCCTCGCCGACGGCACGCTCTTTGCCAGTGTGTCGGCCGTAACGCTCGACGGGGGCGGGAATGGATACGTCGATTTTCAGGCCGTCGATACGGGGCCAATTGCCGCCAATATCGGCGCGCTTACCCAAATCGTAACGGCCGTTCTCGGCTGGGATACCGTAACGAATCCGGTCGCCGCAACCGTCGGCCGCTCGGAAGAAAGCGACCTCGCTTCGCGCCTGCGCCGCAAGAATACTTTAAGCCTGCAAAACGTCGCCCTGCCCGACGCGATTACCTCGGGCCTGTACGACACCCCCAACGTGCGCTCGCTGACCTTCCGCGAGAATTACACCAACGCGGCGGCCACGATTGACGGTATTTACCTCGTCGCAAATTCCGTATGGGCTTGCGTTAATGGCGGCACCGACGCGGCAATCGCTGCGACCCTTCTCGCCCACAAGAGCCTCGGCGCGAATTGGAACGGCGCGACAACGGTAAATGTTACCGACCCGGCGAGCGGCCAGTCGTACCCCGTGAAGTTCGACCGCCCGACCGACAAGCCCGTAAAAGCCCGCGTGACCGTGCGCAACCTGAGCGCCCTTACCGACGTACCGACCGCAGTACGCGACGCGATTGTGGCGTACGCGGCGGGGCTGCAAGAGGGCGAGCCGGGGTTCGTTGTCGGGGCGAGCGTCTCGTCGTTCGAATTGGCCGGGGCAATCAACCGCACCGCGCCCGGTATCTACGTGCAAAACTGCGAAATTTCTTTCGTCACGCCGACTTCGTGGGTCGTGGGGCAAATTGCAATCGCCCTTAACGAAATCGCCTCTATCGTCTCGGGCAATATCGAGGTTATCGTCGCATGAGCCAAATTCAAGCCCTCGATTTTTCCGTCGATTTAATGCGGGCATTGCTTTGGCAGTACAACGACGCCGCTCGCCTTGAAGCCCTCGTGCGTCAAAAACAAGAGTGGTACGACGCGAATCAATCGGCCTTTTGGAATGATTGGGTCGCCGACGTATTCGACTTGCGCACGGCGAACGACTTCGGTTTGAGCGTGTGGGCGATCATCCTCGACATTCCGCTCGTTGCGGCCTCGGCCGTTGATCCCAGCGATAAGCCGATATGGGGCTTCGGGCAGTACCGCGAAAATTTCACGAACGGCAATTTCGCGGCCATATCAAGCTCGGCCCTTTCGACCGAACAAAAACGCCTCGTGCTTCGGCTGCGATACTTTCAGCTTGTGAATGATGGGGCCGTGACCGAAATTAACGCCTTCTTTGCCTACCTGTTCGCGCCGCTAGGCTCTGCCTACGTGAAAGACGGGTACGATATGCGGGCGCGCTACGTCTTCGAGTTCTCTATGTCTTCGGCCCTCGAAGTTGTCTTGACTGAGTTCGACTTGCTCCCGCGACCGGCCGGGGTTAAAGTCGATTATGTAATCCTCGGCGCCGCCGACGGCTGGGGTTTTGGCCGATACCACGAGACTTTCACGAACGGGAATTTCTACCATGCTTAAATATTTTCGACTTCCTTTCGCCACGACGGGCGATAAAACCGCCGTACCCGACGCCGTAGATTCAAACGGCAACGTGAGTTATTCGCAAGGCTATGGCTTTGACTACCAACGCCAAAAGACCGACCCGGCCGCGAAGAATATCGAACGCGACAAGATGAATCAAATTTTCTTCGATATGACGACGGCTATCGCCGAGCTTCAATCGCAAGGCGTGCCCGATTTCATTACGACCGCGCTTAACGGGGGCACCGCGTACAGCTACGCCCAATATGCCGTCGTCAAGTATTCCGGCGACCTGTATATTTCCCTCGTGGCTGCGAATACTGCGCTACCGAGCGACGCGACAAAATGGGCTTTGTTGCCCACGCCTGCACGCATTCAAGCCGCCTTCAATTCGAGCGCGGTTGCGGGGGGTACGGCCGACGCTATTACGGGGGCCTTTTCCCCGGCAATCGCGGCCCTTCCGGCGGCCCCGGGCACTCTTTCGGTATTTGTGAGGGCAGGCGCGGCCAATGCGACCACGACGCCCACGTTTAAGGCTGACGGCACCACGGCGAAAACTATCGTCAAGGGCGCAAACCAAGCCCTCGTCGCGGGCGATATTGCGGGCGCGGGCCATTGGCTCGAATTGCAATACGATGCAACGCTCGACAAATGGGTTTTGCAGAATCCGACATTTAGCGGTACGGTAACAACAGCAAATGACCCGACGTTTGCCGATAATAGCGTTAAGGCCGCTTCTACTGGCTGGGTTCGCGGGGCAATGTCAGCTATCGCTACGGCGGCGGGGTTCGCAATTAGTGCGGCGGCTAATGGGTATATTAAATTCCCCTCGTGGCTGGGTGGCTGGATCGTGAATTGGGGAACGGTATCGACTAATAACTCTAGCGCGACGGTTACTTTTCCTTTGGCTTTTCCGACGGCCTGTTATGTCGTTGTCTTGGGCAATGCCTTTTCGACTAACGTTACCTTTTCGGGAACTTCAATCAATCCCACGACGTTTCTTGCCTCGTCTAATTCCCCCACTTTAGGGTCCGCCCCGTGGGTTGCGGTCGGTAAATAAAGGAGAAAAAACAATGTTATTCGCAAAATCAACCGGCGGCCTTTATGATGAAACCATCCATAAAGGGGCAATTCCTAATGATGCCTTGCCTATCCCCGATGAACTTTACCAGCAATTTCGTAACGGCGAAATTCACCGTTTTGACGTATCGGCGGGCCTTGTGGTTCGTTACGTATCCCCCCCTCCAACCGTTGCCGAAATTATCGCGACCTATACCGCCGCGATCCAAAAGCGACTCGACGATTTCGCCCGTACCCGGAATTATGACGGGATTCTCTCAGCGGCCACGTACGCAACAAGTGCCGTTCCCAAGTTCAAGGCCGAAGGGCAATACGCCGTCGAAGCCCGCGACGCTACATGGGCCAAGGGGTACGAAATACTCGCAGCCGTTGAGGCGGGCACGCGGCCGCTACCGACTCTTGAGGGGCTGGCCGCCGAGCTTCCCGCGCTCGCGTGGCCGAAATGATTTACGCCCTCGCATGGCTGGGGGCCTCGTTGATCCTTGCCCCCCTCTTGGGGGCTTTTATTCGTTTTGGAATGGAGGGCAAACCATGAATATCGCAGCCGTTACCGTCGCTTATTTGTGGGCTTTTTGGGCCGTGTATGTCTTGGTCATGGGCATTTACCGCGCACAACTCGCAAAGCGGCTCGGCCCTGTAACCTTTTGCCTTTCGTTGCCCTTCGTCGCTCTTGGGCTGGCGATGGACGCCCTCGCGCAATTCACCTTCGCAAGCGTGATTTTCTGGCAATGGCCGCGCCTTACCCTCGCGTCTCGGGTCTTCACTTTTTGGGGGCGGGCTTTCGTGTTGCGCGTACCTTCCGGCGATTGGCTCGTTACCGCCCGCCTGCAACGGTATGTCGCGCAGGGTAGCGGCTGGCGATTCACGATTGCGAATTGGATTTGTAACAACCTGCTCGACGTGTTCGACCCGTCGGGCGATCACTGTTAGGCGGCCCCCGTGCAATCTCTACCTGACTTCAAACACGGCGATACCTTCACCCTCGCTTGCACGTACAAACTTGACGGCGTGCCCGCGTCGCTCACGGGTAAGACTTTGGCGAGCCAGATTCGCACCGTCGCGGGCGAACTCGTGGCGGGGCTTACCGCCACGCAGGGCAACCAAATCACATCGCCGGGTAGCTTCACCCTGACCGCAGCCGCCGGGACGGCCGCATGGCCCGTTGCGGGCTTGCGGTGCGATATTCAAATCACCGAGGGCGCGACGATCATTTCGAGCGATACTTTCCTCGTGCCCGTCGTACAGGATATTACCCAATGAGCCGCGCAACAATCGAGATTCTCTTGGCTACGGCCGCGACTTCTATCGAGGTCGCCTTTACCCTTCCGGGCGGCACGGGCGCAGTGCCCGACGGCGGCGCGCAATTCGCGGTCTTGCAAAAGCAAAGCGCGGCCGACGGCGATTTCGGATGGACGAATACGCCACGGGTGCAAGCCCTGCAACTTAACCTCGCGACCCAGCCCGCAACATTGACCGAGGGGCAAAGCCGCTGGAATCCGACGGTACGCACGGTCGAAACGAATCTCGGCGGCCCGGGCGGCGGCGTCACGTTGCAACACGGCTTCGAGACGTTCATTCGCGCGGCCAACTTTACCGGCGTCACGATCCCGAATGGTAAGGTCGTGGCATTCGCGGGGGCCGATACGATAAACGAGGTGCCCAAGATTGCGCCCATGCTGGCCGACGGTAGCATTCTGCCGCTCTACACGGTCGGCCTGACAACCGAAGACATACCCGACGCGGGCACGATTGGCCGCGTAACGACTTTCGGCGAAGTGCATGGACTCAACACGAGCGGAACCCTTTACGGCGAGACGTGGGCCGAGGGCGACATTCTGTACGCTTCGCCGACGATCCCGGGCGGGCTTACCAATGTCGAACCCGCGCCGCCGAATGTCGCAATCATCATCGCCGCCGTGGTCAAGGCCGACGCCCTCGACGGTACGTTGCTCGTGCGCCCTGCGTTATTCCCGCGCCTGCAATACGGCGTCTTTACGAGTACCGCCGACCAAACGCAAACCGCCCCCAATACCGCAAAGGCGGCCACATTCAACACGACGGAAATTTCGAGCGGCGTAACGCTTGGCTCGCCTTCGTCGCGAATCGTTGTCGAACGCGCGGGCCTGTACGACTTCGGGTTTTCCTTGCAGGTCGCCAAAGCGGGCGGCACGACGCGCAATATCTGGATATGGGCGCGGCACAACGGTATCGACGTGCCCCGGTCAAATCAGCAAAAATCTATCGCGGGTGCGTCTTCTACCGAGGTGCCCGCTTGGAATTTCACCCTACCAATGGCGGCGGGCGATTATTTCGAATTGATGTGGGCCGTAGATAACACCGAGGTATTTTTGAACTCTGACGCCGCCCCGGCTTTCGGCCCCAGCATACCTAGTGTTATTCTCTCGGTTGCGAAGATCAACCAATAGGGGATAAGAAAATGGCAGAACCGAGCGCCACGACCGCCGGACTAGCGGCGACGGGCTTAACTTTTTTCGGCGTTGCGACGGGCCTCGACCCCGCAATTCTAATCGCTGGCTTTGCCGGGGGCGTGTGGGCACAAAGCTATCACCCCCCTATGAGTATTTGGCGGCGTCTCGCGTTGATCGTTATGGCTTCGATCCTCGCGGGTTATTTGGCCCCCGCCGCTGCGGCCGCCGTTATGTCTTTCGGCAATACGCACGGGGCCTTCACCCTTACCGCACTGCAATTGCCGGTCGCGGTTTTGATTGGCCTTACGTCGCATCGCGTACTCGGCCCCGCGATTATGCGTTTTGCGACAAAGAAGGCCGAGGAGTTGAGCAAATGACCCCCCACACGTTCGCCCATATCCTGCAAATCGTCGCGCTCGCGGCCTCGGCCGTGATCTTTTGGCGATCCGAACCAATTATTAACCTCATGGGGCCGGGTTGCCGCTACGCGGTACGCTTGGCCTTTTGGTTTCTGGCCGTCGGCTCGGCCGCGTTGATCGTGGTCATTACTCAAGGATATGAGCCGAGCTTGCCGGTCGTACTGGCCCTTTGCGGCACTGCGCTACTACTGGCAAGCGAGCGTCGAATTAAAGGGCTTTTGCGCCTACATACAACCGTCACCAAGGAAAGGCGCGTGCAATCATGACTCCTGAACAACTCGCAACCTGTACCGGGTGCCCGCGCGTATCGCTGGCCGCCTCTTGGCTGGCCCCTATCGAGGCCGCAATGGCCGCCTATGGTATCGACACGCCCGCGCGGCAATCGGCCTTCCTCGCGCAGATAGGCCACGAATCCGGCGGCTTGCAGTATGCCCGGGAGATTTGGGGGCCGACGCCTGCGCAAGCTCGCTACGAGGGCCGCGCCGACCTTGGCAACACGCAACCCGGCGACGGTAAGCGGTTTCGCGGGCATGGCCTGATCCAAACGACCGGCCGTACAAACCACGCTCGCGCCCGTGACCGCCTGCGCGCCAAGTTCCCCGACCTTGACGTGCCCGACTTTGAGGCCGATCCCGAGGCCCTCGCCCTGCCGCAATGGGCCGCCCTGAGCGCCGCCGACTTTTGGGACGATCGCGGCTTGAACGCCTTGGCCGACGCGGGCGATTTCGAACGAATCACGAAGCGGATTAACGGCGGCCTCAACGGCTACGCCGACCGACTGGCCCGCTACAACGAAGCGCGCGAGGTGTTGGCATGATCCCCGATATTAAAACGACGGTAATCGCTGCGCTTATTGCGGCCGTGGTCGCGTTTGGCGGGGGGTACAAGGTCGCCGATTGGCGTTTGACGGGGCAATACACCGCCGAGAAGCTGGAAGCCGCCAAAACGGCCGCAAAGGCCCTTGCCGATATGACCGACGAGCGCGACAAGCTGGCCGGGAAACTCTCGGCCGCAAACGACCTTCACACCAACGAACTGAGGAACGCCCAAAATGAAACGAATCGCCTTCGTGACCGTCTCGCTAATAGCTCTAGCGGGCTGCGCATCGCTGCAACCTGCCCCGCCCCCCGCCTCGGCCCCGAAGCCCCAAGCGGTGCCCGCGTGGATACTGGAACCGGGGCCGAACTTGATACAACTGCTCGACGCGCTTATTTCGCCCTTCGAGAAGGTATCGACCGAGCAAGCGCCCAGCTTGCCGCCTGCCAAGACGAATTAAGGCTTAGGACTTCGGCCGACAATAAATCGCCGTAACCTTCGGCGTCGCAGCCTTGACGGCCGGTATATCCCGTTCGCAAAAATACTTGCTCGGGTAATATACCGGCCGTTGTTCTATGCACGAGCCGCCCCACGCGACGGCAACGCAAACGATCATTTCCCACATGCCCGCACCTCGCAAGCGTGGTCGTGGTGAATCAGGATCATGACGACCGCGAGCGAACCGCCGCCGACTGCAAGAGCTATCAGGAACCGGATAAAGAAGCGGCGCATTTGAGGGCCTCGTAATGTTGGGCGCGAACGTAAATCACTTGCTCGCCGGGGGTCGTGCGATAGGTGCCGCGCACGTAGAGAACGTCGTACAGGCCGTCGCGAGTGTGGGCGTCGATACCTTCGAGCAACGCCCACGGGTCGAGGCCCATTGCGGCCGCTTCCGGGTCAAACCAATAGGCGTATTCGTCGATAAGCTCGTCGGGGCGGTTATGCCATTGGGCCACGGTCACGACGCGGCGGCCGGTATCCGGGCAGGGGTCGGGGTACTGGCTCATGTTTGCCCCCACGTGAAACGAACCCCGGGCGGGTAGAAGGTTTGCCATTCGGCACGAGCGCGGGCGAGGTCTTGGCTAATCGCTTCGCGGCGGTAGTGCATGGCCGAAAGAGTCGCCGGGTCGCGTACGAGGGCGGCCAGCTTGTCGCGCTCGGCCAACTCGGCCTCAAGGGAATAAACGCGGGCCGTTGCGGCGAGATAGCGGGCGGCTCGAATCAGTTTTTTAAGCATGGTGCCTTCCTTTACTTTGCGGTTGCGTAGCGTTCCATTTTGGCGACAACCCGTTTCGGGTCGCTCACGGCCCCGAGGTAGCGGCCGCGCCGAAAGAAGCGATACATAAATTTTTGTTTGCGCGAATCCCATTCGTACCGGCAAGACAAGCCGACCGGCCGGCCGATATGGTTCGCGACGTTGGCAGGGGCGAGGGGGCTTTGCATGGCGTTCTCCGTTGTTGATGGCTGAATTATGCAACACGAAATCGAATTACGCAATACTTATTTTTAGAGTTCGACGAAAGAATTTTCGAGCGCAGTTTTAATGGCTTTCACGAGGTCTTTTTTCGTGCCCTCTTGGCCGCACATTTCGACAATACGCTCGATCAACTCGCGCCGGAATTCGCTTTGCTCCAACTGCACCTCGTTTTCTTTCTCGACGCGCGCCTCTAATTCTTCGAGTTCATTTTCGGCGTCGGCAAGAGCCTCGTATACTTCGGCAATATCTTCATTGCCTACGTGACGCCAAAGTCGCGCCATTTCCTCAGTCGTGTAATTATTCCAATGTCTCATTTTTATTCCTTCCGGTAGCGACGACCGCGCCAACCGCCCGCCGCCCGGATAGGCCACGGCTTACCCTTGTAGGTCGCCCATTCGGGCATCGCGCCCATGATCCGCTCGACTTCCTCGATACTGCCGAAGCCCTGCGGCACCTCGACCACATCCTCGTCATACACGTGCAGCACGACCGGATAACCTGCCTTTTCAAGATTGACCATTGCGTACCGTTGAATATCGCGGGCCACGGCCTGCACGACGTTTTCGCATAGCTTGCCCGAGTAGGTATCAATTCGCACCCAGCCGACCGGCCCTTGCATGGGGTTCGTGTTATAGCCCTCGAAACTGAGCGAGTATTGGCCGCCGAAGGCCCGTTGATTCGCCGAGAGCCGGGGGGCGTGGTAAGTGAGCGCGCGGCCCGAGGGAAGCCAGCAATAAAGCGCGTCGCCGTGGCAAATGTAGGATATGCCCGAGTATGAGCCGTCTTTGCGCATGACGTTGAACCATTGCCCGGGCGAGAGTACCGCCGAAATCGCCATGCCTTCGAGGCCGAAAAACTCGGGGTAACGATCCCAGCCGACGCGCCGCTCTTGGCCGCCCCATAGTTCGACGATGGCCGGGGAAGCGTCGCGCCAAGCGAGAATCGCTTTCTTTATCTCGTCGTCATTCATGAAGGCATCGGCCCCGAATCGCTTCCAAGCGTTGATCCAGCCCCCAAAGCCCGAGGCCAATTCGGCGACCTTGCCGAGCGTTTGGCGCATAGGGTGGTGCGGCTTGGTTTTGTCGGCGCGGTGCTTCCACCATTCCGGCCGTTCTACGTCGTCGAAGCCCGCGTGCGCCATGATTTCGGCAAAAGGTATGCCCGTGATTTTGGCGACGCTCAACTCGTACGCCTTGCCGTGAGTTGCGAACATTTCGACGCGCCAATCTTCGCCCGAGAGGCAAGCGGTCACGACGCCTTCGATGCTGGAAAAATCCGACGCTATCAGGTCGTGACCGTCGGCGGCAACAAACAGGCCGCGCAGGCACCCGGAAACGCACAACATCGCGTCGGCATAGGCGCGCTCGACCAAGGATAGGTCGCCGGTCTTTATGACCTGCAAAACGTCTTCCATCGCATCCGGCCCCCATTCGGCCTTTTTCTTGCCCGGGGGGAACGGTAGCCCACACCACGCGCACGCGGTCAAATGCGCGCCCGTGTGGCGGCCGCACGCGCACTTCAAGACGGCGGGGCCTGCCTTCGGTAAGTTGGTCGGCTGCGGGCCTTCGCCGGTCGGGCGGCCAGTGCGCGCGCCGTGGTAATTGAACAGGTCGTGCAGTCGCCCCCACGGTGAAAGCTGGTTGCGCATCGCGAAGACCTTTTTAACCGAGGCACTGCCCACGGTTTGCCGTATCTCAAGCGCGCGACGGGCGAGCGATTGTTGGGGCTGCAAAGTCTTTATGAGGGCCTCGATACCTTCCTCGTCCATCGTGCCCGGGCCGCTACCAACGAAGACGCCTTGCCCCGCGAGCCAGCCTTTCAGGCGTTCGAGTTGGCTTGCGCGCTCGACGGCCCCGCCGGTCAATTGGTGCAACTCGGCGTCGTACCGCTGCAAGCAAAGCTCGACGAGGTGCGCGCAGGCGTGCAGGTCGTCACGATCCACGGCAACGCCGCGCCGGTTTATGCGTTGATCAACGAGCCAAAAATCTAATTCTTCGCCGGTCAAGTCGGGGCACTTTGCCGACGCTTCGGCCTCGGCCAGAATGTCGCGGTCGTTGTATCGGTACAGGGCGTCGAAGTCGGCCGGGGCATCGGCGGGCGTCACGCGCAAGCGTAGGTCTTTCTTTGTCGGGTTGCGGGGTATCGACAATTTCGTGAGCAACGCCGACCCGGCTTTATCCTTGGGCGTCGTCAAGCGCATGACCTCGCCCGCCTTCTCAAGCGCGCCGGGGTAGCCGCTGGCCCGCGCCTTGCCCATTGCGCACCGCGTTTGCTCGATAGGCAACGGCGGGAAACCGTAGCGACGCACGCAAACATAATTCCAAATCCACCATTCGAACGCGCTATTCCATGCCTCTATGACGCCGCCTTGCATGACGTAGGCTATCAAGTCGGCGGGCAACTCGCAGCCGACCCCGGGTATCCAGCGGCGCGGGCCGTTGCCGTTTTTCAAGTTGTAGGCCAGCGATAAAACGTCGGTCGTCGGGTGCGTGGCATACACGGCCGCGCCCACAACGCCGAGGCCCTTTTGGCCCTTGCGTGCCCCGGGCGGCCCGACCCATTTTTGCGTCGTGAAGTCATAGACGCAACCTGCCTCGCTATAGCTTTCAAAGTCAATATCGGGTAGCGCGGTCGCAAAGCCAAGCCCTGCGGGTATCTGAGTGCCTGCGGGTAAATCGGCGGGGTGCATTATTCGGGTATCTCCAAGAATGACGCGGCCCCCGAAGGGGCGCGCGGTTGATGTTACTCGGCGGGGTCTTTGGCCGCGTCGATTTTCTTTCGCAGCCATGCCGCGCCCCCGAGGCGTTCGAACTTCTCCCATTGGGCGTCGGTCATTCGCACGGTATGCGACTTCATGGCTTCTTCGCCGAAGCGGGGCCGCCCTGCCCCCGTGGGGGCAGGGGCCTTTTTCTTGGCCCCGGCGGTCATAGCATGAAGCCTTGCGCGCGCATTTGCTCGTCCGTCCAACCTTGGGCGCGGAATTGCTCATACGTTGCACCGCCCGCCGCTGCGGTCATTTGCGGCACGGGAGGGGCTACAGGGGCCGCAGGCGGGGCCATAGGTGCAGCGGGGGCACCGACAGGCATACCGGGCATTGCCGGGGCCGCAGCGACGCCGCCCGGGCCTGCGAGGAATGCAGGATTCGGCGGCACGGCCATAGGCGCGGCGGGGCTAGTAGGGTATGTCGTCGCAGGCAACGCAGCGGGAGCCGCCGCATTCGGTGGCGCGAAGCCCGGAACCGCAGCCGCAGGGGCGGGGAGGGAGGCCCCGGGCGGGGTAAAACCCGGCATCGCAGGCGCAGCGGCGGGCATTCCCGGCATTGCGGGGGCGGCGGGCATACCGGCATTCATGGGCAACGGTTGAGCGCCTGCGGGCAACGCAGGGGCCGCACCGCCGAACACGCTCGCCGCATCCGGGCCGCTCGAAATGATCGGGCCGACGCCTGCGAGTTCCACCATGCCGAGATTGACATAAAGCCCCGGCTTTTGCGGGTTGTCGTTGCCTTCAATGCTACCGGCGACGCGCACGAAATAGCCGCGTTGAATGGCCTTCGGGTCTTGGATTTGCTCGTGCGGCTGATAGTGGCCCGCGTGAAAGCAACGCGGCGCAAAGCTGCTCGAAAACTTCAAGACCCAATGACCGGCGAAACCTTCTTTCGTGGCATTGCTCTTGCCGTTGTCATCCACGCCGTCGCCGTCCATGAGCTTCCAAGAGAAGCGCGGGTGCGAGCATTGGCCTTGCGCGTTGAACAGGGTCGGGAACGAAGCGCGCGCAACCTCGACGAGCTTTTGGTACAGGGCACCGAAAGCGGCGTCGTCTTTGCGGAACGCGACGGCGATAAAGTAACGTTGCGTCGGCTGGCCGCTCATGGTCATGAGGGGCTGACCCTGCATGTTTTTGGTTTGCGGCTCGAACGGGTCGCCTTGAACGAGGCGGCCGACGGGGGTAAGGAATTCGGATTTCATGGGTTTTTACCTTTCGGGTTGTTGGAGACTGAATTATGCAACACTTGTCGAAAATGTCAAGCGAGCTTTTGCGCCGTCGTCAAAAGAAAGTTTCGCGGCACCTGCGGGGCGTGCGGCGTAGGCGTCGAAAATCTCGCCGGATACCTTCGCAGTTTTCGCGACGGCCTTCGCTTGCGTCGGCGTGATTACGTCTTGCGGCTTGGCGAGGTCGAGGCCCAGCATTTGACCGAGGGCCAGAATCTCGGCCGCCGGTTTCTGCCAAGCCAAACGGCCCGGGGTCGAGTCGAGTATCCAGAACGGCACCAACTCGCCGCGCTTGATCTTGGCCGTTGCCTCGGCTTCGAGGCCCGACACGCGCGCTTCGAGCAAGGCTTGCGAACGTTTCAGCGCGCGCAATTCGAGGCCCAAGGCGTGCGGCGACAAGTCAAGCGCGCCGTAATTTTGGCCCTTGTCGGCCGCTTGGTACGCGGCACGCTGCAAGGCTTCGCAGGCGTGGCGACCTCGGCAGTTTTCGCAGCCTTCCGGCGTCGGTACGGCCGGGGGGTTTGCGCCGACCGCGAGGCCCGCTTGGTTCGCAAGGCGGTTGATATGGCCGCGCAAGTCGGAAGCGACCACGCGCCAACGCCGCACGGGGCCTTCGCGGTGAAACGCTCGCGGCTGGATCACGACCATATCGACGACGGTTTCTTGGTCGGTCAAACCGTTAATGCCTGCCTCGTCGAGTAGGCCCGCCGTGTAGTCGATAAGCTGCCAATTCTCGAACGCCTCGACAATCCCGTGGCCGTATTTGAAATCCCACACGTGCAGGCAAAGGCGGCCATTGTTGAGCCGTGACCATGCGCGATAGTCGGGCGTGCCCCAATTGTGCGTCGGATGCACGCGCGGAATTTGTACCCGTTGTTCGACGGTAAGGTATTTCGCCCAATCAGGCCCCAGCGTTGCGAGAATGTCGTCGCGCACAAGCTCGGCCGCTTCGAGCATTTCGTCGGTCACTGCGACGCCGTTT